AACCAACCATTCGAAATCTCCGCCCTCCCCTTTTCCGTTGCCTCTGCTATTCACTCTGAAAAGTCTGACCCGACCCTCTTGCCAGCGTCCATTCCCAAACGTCTACGCTTCCGACCTTCTCCCGCCCCCTACTCCATCTCCCCAAAAGACGAGATTCTTGGAGCCGTTCTTTTCCAGTCTCTGTGTCGAGCTTACCATCGTTCCCCACTCGCAGAGGTCCCTTTTGACGAGGCCCTTTTCATCGAATGTATCAACGCCAACGAGTTCTGCCAACTATCCTCTAAGACCCAATCCGTAATCATGGCGAACGCAAGTCGCTCGGACCCAGACTGGCGCTGGTCAGCAGTCCGCATCTTCTCCAAAACCCAACATAAAACAAACGACAACTCCATCTTTGGGAATTGGAAAGCCTGCCAAACTCTCGCCCTCATGCACGACGCCGTCATCCTCCTCTTGGGACCAGTTAAGAAATACCAACGCATCTTTGACAATCAGGATCGCCCATCCAACATCTACGTCCACGCTGGGCACACACCTTTCGAACTTTCACAGTGGTGCCAAGACCATCTCACCGATCAACCCCACCTTGCCAATGACTACACCGCTTTCGATCAGTCCCAACATGGCGAGGCCGTAGTCCTCGAACGCCTCAAAATGCACCGCCTCTCCATCCCTCAAGCCCTCATCGACCTCCACGTCCACTTGAAAACCAACGTTGACACCCAATTCGGCCCCCTCACCTGCATGCGCCTCACCGGAGAACCTGGCACCTATGATGACAACACCGATTACAATCTAGCCGTCCTTTTCACCCAGTACAACATCACCTCCGAAGCCGTAATGGTTAGCGGCGACGACTCCCTTATCGACTCCATCCCCTCCCTCAACCAAGCCTGGCCCTCCATTCAACCCCTTCTCTCCCTCCGCTTCAAGATTGAGATAGACAAGTATGCCCTCTTCTGTGGCTACTTCGTCGGCCCCTCTGGAGCCTGCCGTTCGCCCCTTGCCCTCTTCACGAAACTTGCCATGGCCATAGACGACAGCACCATCCCAGACAAGCTTGTCAGTTACCTAACCGAATTCTCTGTCGGCCACTCCCTCGGACAATCCATGTGGAATCTGCTCCCCCT